TGTCTTGGACCTTCCTCCATTTGTCCAGGACCCCTGCTCGGTCAGGTTGTCTCAAATTTGTTCCTTCGTACATCATCCACGGAGACAATGGCGTGTATGTGCTTTGATTGTATTGGCCGAGGAACAAAAGCGTGATCAAAAGCTGGCTCATCATGAAGCTGCGCTTGGCTGTTTTGCTGTTCTGCAACCAGGACATCGTCACGTAATCCCAGCACATGCCCACGGGTCCTCTCTCGAGAAAGTGAGCTGCTACGATCGCGGGTTCAACTCCAATTTGGGCTTCCAGAACTTCGGTCTTGGCTGTGATAAGGCCAGCTTGATCGAGGAGACTCTCTTCAACTTCCCAAAAGGTCATCATGGGGTTTTCAATGTTCGCCTTAGCGCAGGCTTCGTCCATCATTCGTTTTCGGTGCTCAAAAATTTCCTTGCCATGTAGAGCCCATTCCACTTGGGCACTCTCGATGTTGTCAACAGTGGCTTGTTCATCCGATGGTGAGTTCCTGATCCACTTGGGGATTTCGTCGATGGTGTTGATGTCTAAAGGAGCCTTCCAATGGAATCCCTCCAAGACGAATTCTCGTTTCAAGAAAGAAACTTCCTCCAAGGTTCTGCCGAGCACAATTTTCCCTGTTTTGGCTTCATCGGTGTAGGTCATTCCAATCTGGGCAAATCCCTCTGTGATGGTCAGTTGATTGAAAATTTCGGAAGCCTCATCGCTGATATTTATCACATTGTCGTCGCCGTAGGCCACCATGCTGACGTGCTCGTTAAATGCCTTCATGTTCTTCCAAGGTTTCGGCACCACAAGTAGCCAGACTAATCTCACTGCAATCGAATTATAGATGGTGTTGACCATGGCAGTGGCAGGGCAACCTGACGGTTGGGAGTGCGTCCAGTGGTAAAGATTGCCTCTGCAAGAGTGAATCGAGAACACGATTTCTCTCCACAGTGTCCTCCGTTCCAGCGAATTTGAGGGACCGTACCAACCGTCGATGACGTCAAATACGCTCCACAAGATCTGCGGATTG